CCTTACCGAACACGCCGGCGATCGCTTCACTACCTGCCGCGATAACAAGCCGTGCAGAAGAAATGTCGTCGAGCAATCTAGACTTACATGCTTTGATAGCTTCCTTAGGGACTTTGCCCTCTGATGGAGCGCAGAGGACAACGTTAGTGAGTCGTATGTCTTGTCGGTCAACTCCTTGCTCCTTTAACATGTAGTCTAGTACCTTGCCGGATGGACCGGAGAATGGCTTACCGGCCATTGCTTCGTGGAATCCAGGACTACGGCTAACAAAGATGACTTCTGAGTCCTTAGGCCCCACAGTCGGAGCCATAGGTCGCTTAGCTAACGGGCAGTTCTCACACTCCGCAAGTGGGTGCTTACGTTCTGTAGTGAGTGCTGCTAGCTGTTCGGCACTAAGTTCCTTCATAGATGATCGACCTTAGATCAGGTGGTGTGAAGTTCGGCCCCTTGAGAATCTTACCATCCTCACGCACGATAGGCTTGCCGTCCTCGCCTAGCTTGCTCATGTTTGATCGTTGGACTTCTGCGAAACACCTATCGAAATCAACGCCGAAACTAACAAGAGACCCAACAAGGACATACACAAGATCACAAACTGCATCGGTGTATGCAACAAGGTCCTCTCCTTCCCATGCTTGGTTCAGTTCCTTCCACTCTTCGTCGTTGAGTTCCTTACGAAGATTGAATGTATACCAATCCTCATCGTTCTCATGCGAGAAGTCAATAGGATCGCCAGGCTCACGAACTACGAGTCCATACGTCTCATGGAACTCACGGAGCATTTCGCCGACGCTAGCCATGAATGTTCCAGAACGGGAAGTAGGTCTCGAGCATGTTCACTAAGTCTGCTCGACTGGTGTACTTCTCGGTATGAGCTAACGTCTTGTTGTTACCCTCTGCCCTGAACCGTGCATGATACTTCTGCTTGAGCCGTCCTGTCTTGATGATGTATACTCGCTTCTCAACGCTGGTCATAGCGATCCTTTAAGTAGTCGTCAACTGCATCCATGATTAGCCAAACCACAAAGACTAGAAATGCAGCCCAAATTGTCTTACTCCAGGCCATACCAAATGCGTAAAGAATGTACTGCGCACTTAACATAGCCACAATGAATGTTGCTATTCCGATTACGTGTCTCATAACTTAATCTCTTCCATCCACCAGTTGAGCATCTCGTGTAGTTCGTCGATCGTACCATCGTTGGTAAGTTCACCGTCGATGTGCTTCTCGTCAATGCCTGCTTCTGATTCGTGCCCGTCTCCCTCGTAGCCAGGACGTAGAATCTCCCATATGGTAGCGCCGTACCTATGGAGCAAAGCTGCTTCGTTGTTGAAACGTACATCACGAACAACTAGGCTTACGTTACCATCATCGTACTGGTCACCGAGATACTTCTTCTCGAACATCTCAACCCAAAAGTCCTCACCCCAAACTTTGCGTCCCATTGCGGTACCGTAGTTCTGAATAAACTCACGCCACGACATACTTACGTGCTCAAACAAAGGGCTTCTAATCCGTACCGTTACGCCGTACTTATGAGAGTCTTTCCACGCTAACGCTGTCTCAAGATCAATACCGAACAGACCACAGATACCGGCGTACATCTCATCCGAGAATCCTACCTTGCGGAAGCCGTGTGTTTGCACTAGCCAATCGGCAACAGTATCCTTACCAGCACCCATCTTACCGTTCAATCCGATAATCATAATTGCTCCGGTGCAACAATCACTAGAACACAGAGGACAATGGTGAAACAGATGATGAATACAATCATTACTAAATCACTTCCATCAATCTTCACAGGATCGCCCTCCCATCAGGACCGAGTAACTTCCTCTCGATGACTGCCATATCGGGACGCTTCGACTTTAACTTGTGTTCGATTAACATAGCGCGATCATGCTTGAATTGCTTAAGTTGTTCCATCTTGAATCGTGCATTGAGTTCCGCGTCCGAGATACCTAACTCGTCTTGCAAGAACGTGAGTAACGTGTTGATCTTGAGCTGTACCAGATAGGCATTAATGTCAATCATGCCTAAGTGGAAACCCTGTGTCCTCCAGAGTTGTTCCTCGTTCTCTAACTTCCCGTCTAGTTCCTCACAGTCCTTCACCCATTCTTCTACTGTCTGCTTACTTGTCCACTCCATCATCTTCCTTTCTTAGTTCTGCGAGCGCGGCCCGATCCTGGTGCCACTGCTTCATCAGGTCTTTCGGCAGCCCACGTCGTTCGGCTTCGGCCTTCCACTCGTCGCGTTCTTGTTGGAGTGTGCCCACCAACCCCACAAGCTCATCCAGCGTGTCGCAGTCCTTCTCGTGCCGGGCACGGTTGTTCACGCCCCACGCTTCTCCACGGACGCGCTTTACGGCCTGCTTGCCGTCTGCTGCGAGTTGGTTTGCGTCCCGCTCAGTCATCGTCGTCCTCCAGTCCCCAAGCACGGGCGAGTATGGGTTCTGCGTCACCGAGCGCGGAGCAGCGGTTACAGAACCCGTAGGCCGGATGTGAGCAGGAGCAGGATTCTCGCTTGAGTGCCTGCACCGCCGCATCGAACGCATCGCGCAGTTCGTCGTAGGTGGGTTGGTTTGCGTCCCGTTCAGGCATCTATCATTCCTCCGGGAATAATCGTTGAGACTTACCCTTGCGTTCAATGCGAATCTGTCCGCGATCTTCAAGTGTGTTCTGTACCTCATCCATTTCACGTCGAGTAAGATGGTAGTGTGTCATCACCTTCCCTCGTAGGATACCCGGTTCGCGCTTGATCGCACCCATTACATTCTCCATCAGACGCATCGTAGTTGTCCGGCCTGAATTGGAGATAAGGTCTACCGACGAGGGTAACCATTTCTGCAAGTAAGACGCTGCAATGATTACGTCCTCTTCGATAACTTCGAGGATATTATCATTTGGCTCACGCCGTACAGCAGCGACCAGCATAGCCATCTTAAGGAGGGAGCGAGAAGCGCGCTCATATGTAGGCATAGCAAGGTGGCTGATAGCCGATTCATTTGCCTTACTCGCCATGAGGTACTCAATGTCACCGTACCTAGTCCAAGCTTCCTCCGATAGAAGTACCTCACCTTCCGCCGGAATCTCCGCAACCTTCTGACCGGCAACCATAAACTCGCCGGTCTTGTTATACGTCTCGTATATGCTGTGGAGCTTTTGTGCAATCTCAACCCGCTTCTCGATGTTCTCCTTGATAGCAGGACCAGTACGACGCATAGCTTTAATGTTCGCATCGCCAGACGCAATTAAGAATCTCGGCAAGAACCCCGACATAATCATCTGCTCGTTAATCAGTGAGTATGTCTTGTCTCGGATACCACCACCGAAGAAGATGAATACGGGGGATGTAACCGTGAACGAGTCCTTGCGTAGCTTTCTACTTAAGATCGCCGGCACATCATACAACTGAGTCATCAGTTCGGGCAGACCACTCATGTACTGCTTGTTGCGAATACTATCGAGGAAGCCACTTACCTCGTCACGGAAGAAGATCGACACTTGCTTAGGCCGACCAGTTAACCCGCTCATCATTCCTTCTGCTGTGGCGTCCGTAGCTAGGATACGATCCTTGTCGATTTCCTCAACGAATGACATACCCATCTTCATGGCTGTAGTCTTGCGGGCTAAAGTGGAGTCTCCTAAGATAAGACCCCACAGGTTGGGGCGAACTTCACCGTAGGTGGTATCCACCTTAAGTCCTGATGCGATCAACGAACTAAGAACGATAAAGAAAACCAGCTCATGGTAGATAGGCACCGCATCGGTAGATGCTGTTGCCCACTCGACATACTCGTCAATGAGAGTACGTGGACACTGGATGATTTCCTCGGCAGTAACCAACGTGGGGATATCGAGACTTGATGCCCCCGTCAGCTTCTTGAGTTTACGTTGCCCATCTGCGGCACGTTGAACTTCCCGCCAAAGGTGACTGACGGGCCGCTTATCCCTTGCATACTTGTTGCACTTAGCTGTAAGTACAACGGCAAAGGTTTCAGGCTCGGTAAGTCCTGCTTCCAAGCAGATGTTGATTAGCCGCCATAGAACCCTAGACCAATCGAACTCGGGCTCTTCTTCGTACAACGTCTGGAACGCAGTACGACTGAGCTTAGGCCAGTACCTAAGAATTGCCTGATCTGCGTCAGGTAAATCCTCCGGTAGTTCTAAGTCCAGTTCAGCTTCGTCTGTATCTAGTTCAGGTAATCCTCCGAGTGCAGCCAAAGGAGCTAAAGTCTCGAGCGTCGAGACAAGCTCAACCCTGGGAGAATCTTCGTACTTGTGGTTGTGTGTATTGGGTACACGCAGAAGCTGCGTCAAGTCCCATCCTGAAGGATCAACGCCATTCACCCTGTATGCGTATGCAATCCTCTTACTATACTGCTCTGCGAGATACGGGTCGAGTACCTCGTCCATACGCCAGATCGCTTGATATCTCGCAGGCGAGGATTCGATGACACACTGAGGTAGTGGAACTATGTCCACTGGATTGGCCGTATCAAGATCAGCCCACAATAAGTTCTGTGGGACGCAATGCTCCTTGATACGCTTAGGTGAGCTAAGAAGGTTAACGCCGAACCACACGTTGTGAGTTCTAGCGTGGCGACCTACATAACTGACCAATCTATCTTTGTTCGTCGGCCACTTGAAGAACTGCTCTTTGAATGGCTCGGACTTATCGGGCTTCTGTATCGCAATACAGACAAACCCCTCATCCTTGCCAAACACGTAGTCGAAGAACGCCGACTGAATGGCGCTTGAAGCTGACATTACTCCCCTTGTGGCTTACCGTTTTGCTGCACGTTATTCTCGGCTTCTTGCACTCGTTGTGCGTACTCTCGGTCAAGTAGATCAGCCATGCGCTCAATCGGTATGTGCTGAGGACGGCTAAGTAGCTTTAAACCTAGTTCCTGCGGATCGCGCATATCTCGCATCTATAGCCCCGTTCTGTATTTAGGGATGGTAAAGGGCGATACCGCAGCACCGCCCTTTACCCCTCCCGGTATGTCGCTAGGACTTAGACGAGTCCAGGCTTACTGGATGCACCCGTAACAGGAGAACCTGCGGGCTTAACACCAGTAACCGTATTCGTCATCTCTCCTGGCTCAGCGTTGTAACGCTGTTCGACCTTGACGGTAACGACGCACTCCTTACCCTGTAAGTCCTCTAGATCGAGATTGAACTTACCGGACGTGATCTTCTTCTCGTCGTAACCAAGTGCCGTAAGGAACCGAACCAGCATCCCCTTAAGCTGTGCCGCATTCTCGTAATCATCCGGCGGAATCGTGTAGTTTCCCCAGAACCTACGCTTTGCGTGCTCACCTTCGGTTACAACGAACGTAACCTGTAGCTTCGGAGTACCCTGAGGCAGCTTACCGCCGCCACCAGTCTCACCCATCGAAGCCTCGAAGATGGCACAAGGATACGATCCAGCAGGAACAGGCTCAAAGCCCTTGGTATCGGCACCACTAAGATCAAGAACAGACATGAGTCTTGTAGCTCCTTATGAGTTGTTGTGCATGAGTTCCCACAACTTCGGAACTGTGGGGTCGTCCACGTAGTCACCGAAAGATGCGGTACGATCCTTGGCGATTACCTTCTTAGTCTGCGCGAATTGCATCCTCCTTAGTGTCTCGCCATGTTCAATCGTGGTAGTGTAGTACCCTACCACATCTACGAAACCTGAAACTTCCATCTTGAGCTTGCCGGGGAGAGAAGGCGTATAAGTAACCGTACCGTTCTCATCCTTATCGACAATCACCAATGCGGTGAAGATGGTGTTCATGGGTAGATCGCGGAAGCCACGAACAATGCGACGCATATGCTCGATGGACTTACCCCACTCACGCTGAGAGGGTACGTCCTTGTCCAGATCAGGCCGACGACTGACTAGCTCGGTCATAATGTCCACCATATCTAGCTTCTGCAACTCAGTGATACTATCAAGCACAACCGTCTTGTAGTATCCGTCGTTCTCAGTTGCTAGCTTCTCGTGGATAGCTACCAACTCCGCAATCGACTTAACCCGAACAACATCAAGTCCCTTACGTTTACGGAGACTGAGTGTTCCTCCCTCCACATCCAGAAAAAGCGCAGGAGAAGTTTCTTTACTGTCCTCCGCTGTTCCGGCAAAGACTGTCTTGCCGACTCCGGGTGCTCCGTATGCGAGGATATTAAGGTAAGGTGAGATGACTTCAGGTGGCTGCACATTCAGACTCGATCTGATTGGATTCTCTTTTACTGCCGTCGGCATTTAGTCCCTCTCCCTCGCAGATGATGTTGTTAAGTTCAAACAACGCATGTTTCATACAGTACCGTATACCGTTCACTGAATGAAACGCCTGTGATCCACACCTATGACCTTTTCTCCCGGCCATACATGGTAGACCTCTATCGTGGAACCGTAGTGGCCCTATCTGTGGCGGTGGTGGGAATCTTTCAGCAAGTGTGCGTACCTCAATAGCGTCAGGGTCTATTACCTTGAAGCTCATCGTCCTCTGTTCTTCTCATAGTTGTTATCGAGAATGAACTGGTAGTCTGCGTTATCCTGCATCGTCAGACACGGAGCACGGAACGCACACTTCAAGCAGTTGTTGTCATTCGTATAGCGAGGGTAGAGTTCCAGTTCAGGGTTCAGCATTTCCTTGGCAATCGACGCTAACTGCTTGCCGACGTTATCCAAGTATGCATTCGACCTGAACGTGGTCTTACGCTCAATGAATCTCTTGTCACCTTCAGTTACTAGGAAGTTGTAGTAGTTCTGAGCCTTCTCGTTGATATCGTACCACACCTGCAAGTTGTGTTCCTCGATGAAGTCCGAGAACATCTTAGCTGTGGCAGATTCCTCAGTCCTACTGACACTAGGTAACCCACTCTTAAGCATTGTGGGGGGACGCGGAGACTTCTTGCGAAGTACCTCGTAGAGACATTCATTGATCTGCTTCCAAGGTAAATCGTCTAATCGTGCTTCCTCTCGTGATGCCCACAAGTAATTGCTGACCTGTGGGTCACTATCCAACTTGGAGAAGTAATCCTCATCTACCTTCGCTGCTGTCTTATGGTCACGAACACCGAAGGCGTTTCGATGGGGCCAGTAGATGATGGTGTCTCGTTTACCTCTAGCGTGAACTTCAATAAGCTGTCCGTAGTTAGGAGAGTCCTCTCTTGTATCAAGCGATTCGAAACCAAGCGGAACACTAAATACGGATTCGGTTGCGACAATTTCAAAATCATCATTCTGCTCCGCGTATGTCTTATAGAAGGTCATCATGCCTGTACCCAGGTCACGATACCCAAAGTATTCTTCCTCATCGTACTGAGGGAGAATGTCCTGTAGACCACGTACCTTGAAAGTACCATCAGCCTGTGGGTGTGGGTTGTTGTCATACGTCATTTCCAAGAATGACGGTTCAACATCACCACCGTACCACTGGATATGGAACCACGTTTGCCACGCTTCTACAGGATCACGTCTAAGGATTGGATTGTAGTATTGTTCGAGTGCCCAATGGATACCCGTACCAAACCAAAGATTAGGATTCACACCGGATACTGCTGCCTTCGTGCGTAAGTTATTACGCGCAGGACTAGACCAGTTCCAGTATCGACGGCAGCGTAAGAAGCTGCTAACGTCCGACGTGTGAATAGGGATGATATCCCACTTACTGGGGATATCGGGCGGTACTGGGGTTACCACGGTTGTCACCGTTACCCTCCTTGTCGTTCTTAGACAGGGGTTATGGCGTGTGCGGGAACCGGGAGACTATCACAACCCGGCCCCCGCGTCAAGGGTGTTATCGAAAGATACTGTGCAACCAGGGCACCGTCTAAAGTACGCGGGAATGTTATTGCCGTACTTATATAGACAGCACCCTAGTTGCTCAGCAGTAGGTTCTACCTTCTTCTTAGGTACTGGCTTAGTCCTAGGCTTACCATTCGGATAGTAAGGCTCGTCTAACTTACCTTGCATCCGAAGCTGGCTCATT